GTCAGCCACTGGTACCAATCTTTGTTCATTGTCCCGTCACGCTCCACCAGCGGCACATCCGGCGACGGCAGCGGCGGGATTTTGGGTGATGCTGTGGGCATGTCAGTTCCGAAGCGGCGCCGTCGTCACGTCGCCCGCCATCATCGCGAAATGCACCTGGTCGCTAAAACCGAACTTCAGCTTGATGCCCTTCGGCCCGCAAATGCCCATGTTTAGCACCCGCACATTCGGACTAAGCCCCTGCGGCCCGATCGGCCGGTACCACGGACTGGACCACGAAATGCCAAGGTCTCTGCTGATCGAAATATCGATCTTCGGCGTCGTCTCGATCGGATCGATCCCCGGCGCCAGCCCGACCGCGGCAGACACAAACATGTCCAGCCGGTTCACCCGCGCCCCCACCGGGAACGCCCCCATCGGCGCCGTGATGATCTCGATCGGCAGCGGCTCGCCATCCTCCAGCGTCAAATCATGCACGATCTCGTAAATGTCGGCCGCGCCGTCAGCGTCGGCAATTGAGCCGCACATCCAGACATCGAACGCCTTGAACGGCAACGACCCCCGCCACCTGTCCATGTTGTAGCTCTGCCGCTCGTGCCAGCGTTGCAGCGTGACATCGTATTCCCAGGTCCAGTCCACCGACTGCACCACAACAAACGGATGGCCCTGCGTGATGTAGACCGAAACCTGAATGTCTTCCTTGTTCGTGGCAGCTTCAATCAGCCGGTCGAGATCCGGTGGACTGATCTTGTTCGAGGCGTAGCCCTCGAGCATTCGCACGCTGTAATCGTCCGCTACGAAGAATGTCCCATAACCGAAACCTTCCTCATAACCGCCGATCGCGTAACGATGAATAATGCCGCGGTTGTGGGTGGCGACCGGCGAAAACGCAAACCCCGTCGCCTCGGAATTGGAGCGCCAGAACTCGATTGAGTTAGACCCGCACGCCAGCAGCGTGTCGCCGACCGCAATCACCCGATACAGCGTGTCCGGCTTGCTTTCCGCCGTCGCGTTCTCCAGCGTGTTGATCGCCGTCCCGTTCAGCGCCGATTGCCTCATCAGCCCGTTGCCATACGAAAAAATAAACCGCCCCTTGAGGTAGCAGACAGAATTAGGCGACCCGACGTCGCTGTCGGGATAGGCGGCAACCGCTCCGCCAGCCACCACAAACGCGCCATTATCAGGACTAACCACAACCACATCGGACGTTGTGTTCATGTTCCTTGCCCAGAACACCGGATCGTTTCCCGGCAACGTGCCCGTCGCGATCCCGGCCGGCGTTGGCCCCGACCACGTCGCCACCTTGCCGTTGAACGCCCCATAGAGAAAGTTATCGACCTGCAAGGCGCCGCGGAAATTAGTCTCCAGCGTCGTGCCCCACGTTTTCATCCCAGGCACGCGCATCAGCTTGAATTTTGATGGCCCGTTCTCGCCTAAGCTCTCGACAAAGCAATTGATCAGCCGCCCGCCGCTCTCCTGCGGGTTTTGCCCTGGCATCGATGTTGTGGGGAGAACGACAGCAACCATGTCAGTAAAACTTGTTCTCTAACGTCTCGAACGTCGGGCGCATCGCCGTCAGGCGCTGCAACACCGTCTCGTTCAACATCTTCACCTCACGCGAATATTGCTGCCCGAACGAGATCGCGCACTCATTCGCAAGCAGCCGCCCCAACGGAATGAAGAACTCCACCTGGATCGCGTCGGTGTCCTGAATGTAAACCACGTTGTCGAACGACAATTGCATCACCAGCGGATCAACCAGGTTATCGATCGCCTCGTAATCCTCCGCCGACATGGGCTGTCCCGTCACCTTGGCGCCCAGCTCCGTGCCGGCCCGCTCGATCAGATCGGCTCTAGTTTTAACAACGTCGGCCATGTCTCACCTCACGAAAAAAAGGCGACGGCATTTCTGCCGCCGCCCTTTGCTTTAGTCTGCGCTAGAGGCGTAAAAGCCCGTAACGACGCCACTCTGGACGAGGTTGGACCCCGTCATCGGATGCTTCGAAAACATCTTGCCGACGCCATAGCACATATCGATGCCGACGCCCTTGATGAAGTCGTAGTCATCCTCTTTGCGGAACGTCGGGCGTGCCATCTGGCCCCAGCCGATCGTCACCGCCTGTTGACCGCACAGGAACACCGGCTCGGTGCGAGCACTCGACGCGCCCGCCGTCGTCAGTCCCGTCCAGGATGAGGTTACGAACTGGCTGATCTCAGGCACCTGCCTGACAATCACGCCGTCGTAAATCTGATCGCCATCCTGGAACAGCGGGTTCTTGTCGACACCGTTGTTCTCACGCGGCCGCGCGTCCTTGTTGACCGTTTGCAGGTCAAGTTTGAGATCGCGGAACGTGTTGGTGCCGGCGAACGCGACGTAATACTCGTAGCCGTCCCGCGTCTTGTAGGGACGAATATGAGGATCGGCATTCAACGCAACGCGCTTGAGCAAGCTCAAGTTTGCCGCGGTGAACTTGTCGTTGGTGGTGTCCAACTCCACAAGCGACAGGATATGCGTCGCCTTGGTGTTGGTTCTGGCCGCGCCGTACTGAACGCGATCGGTGTTCGCCTGCATCCAGGCGGTGGCAGCCGCAGTCTGCGCTGCTTCTGCGGCACCATACAACGTGCCGTTCACAGTGACATCCGCCGCCGGCAACGTCTCCGTTGGAAACGCCATCAGCGCCTTGATGATGTCGTCCCGCTGGCGAGACTTGCCCCAATCCGACAACAGCGGCTTGGCTTCGCCGAAGATGTCGGCCGAGTCTTTCTGGTTTTCCTGCGCGGTCGTAACAACAGCGTTACGTGCCCAATCCACCTTCAGACGCATGCCGTAGTTGTCGATTTTCTCCTCGGCGCCGACCAGCGTGCCGCCGCCGACCCCCGCGCCCTTCAGGCGCTTGACGAACGGAATGTTCATCACGTCGCCACCGGACTTCAACTCGTTCCGGACGCGAATGATGGCGTTCATGTCCGCAGACATGTACGGGGAGAAGAGATTTTCCCGCACGAACTCGCGGTTAATCTCCCGGGTGAACTTGATTAGCTTGTTGTTGGTGTCAATTGTCGTGAGTGCCATGATGGCGCACCTTTCAGCGCCGGCCCGTACTCAATAAAAAACCCGCCTCACTGGGCGGGTGGTTCGTTCTATTTGAGCAAAGGTCAGCGCATAGCGTGTCGGAACAGCGCCGCGTCACTCACGTCATTATCGTCATCCCCAGACACTTGCGCGTTGGGAAGGCGTGACATCGAGGGAGGCAGCTTGACGATGCTGCCCTGGGGATTGCCATTGGACTGTTGACGACTGGGTTGCGAATACAACGCGTCCCGGTACTTGGTGTCCGACGCAGCAAGCTCTCTTGCCCGCTGGATCGCCCACGCATCCGGATCGTTGCCGATCTGCTGCATTACGCTGGTCCGCTTGTGCGCCGTCACGATTGCATCGAAGGGGTGCGAGGATTGCATCACTTGATGATAAAGGTGGAGCGCATCGGAATCGCGTTGCTGAACCTTTTCCGCTATCCAGTTGTAGGCAGCACGCACCGCTTCCGGCCCGTGATCTCTTTCTGCATACATCCTGGAGTTAAACTCGACCTGAGCCTGCAAGCGTGCTTCTTGCGCCAACACTCTTTGCTCGAGCGGATTAACGACCTCTTGCGCCTGATACCTTGAGAACTCGACAGGGTTCTCATACAGGTCAGGAACAGGTTTCGGTTCAGGCTTCGGCTGGTTTTGCCGTTGCAGCATTTCAAACTGACGTTGCCACCGCGCTTCGGTTTCCGCGACCCGCCTCTCGGCTTCCTCGCGGACCTCACGCAATCGCCATGACGGAACATTTGCACCATCTTCCTTTGCCTCAGGAACGCTTCCCTGTTGCGCAGGTTGTGATGCAGGCTCGGTCCTTGCAAACCGTCCATGTTCGTCCCTGTTACGCCCGTCCGTCGATGGCTGTTCTTGCGTCGGTGCTTCCGGCGCCTCTGTTGCCACGTCAGGAGTAGGCTCGTCAGCCATCGCAGCGTTAAAAAGCTCCTTGTCATCTACGTCCATTTTATCTCCTCAGGCGCCAGTGTCGTTGGCTCACGCTGCCTGCCGTATCGCCGCAGGCTCCGCGGGGTAGTCGATCCGATATCGCTCGGATCAGGCGAAAGGTTTGCTCAACAAAAAACCGCCCACGAGGGGCGGTTCTTTCTTTAGAAAACCTGGCGGTTGTTACTTGCGCTTGCTTTTCTTCTTCGCCGGCTCGTCGGCCTCATCATCGTCGACGACTTCAGCCTCCGGAGCAGCCGCCGTAAACGTAAACTCCACCGGCTCAGACTTCGATGTGCCGTTGTCGACCAGCACAGGCAGCACATCGGCGCCGTGCCAGTACGCCATGTTGACGCCGGTCGACAGCGTGCCGTCCTCATTCAGCGTCGTGTTCTCGCTCTGGCCGGCAAACACAATCACGCTTTCCGTGTGGAAGTTCGTGCCGGTGATCTTCAGTTCAAAACTGGAATCTCCGATCGCCGCCGTCGACGGCTCGATGCCTGAGATCGTCGGTGGCGTGCGTTGAAGAACGCCTTTCTTGATTGCCCAGAACGGCATCTTGTTGTCATACGCCCACTGGATCCATTCCTCGTTCGTCATCTCCTCCGGAGGCATGTTCGGATCGTATGTCGTACCCGGCACATAGCCCAGCGGCGGTGCGTCATACAACAGCACGGTCTCGACCGGCACAGGTGCCGCCTCGATCGCCGGATAGGCTTCCTCGATCACGTCGGTGTCGGTGTCGGTGTCATGCTTACGCATCGCCGCCCTTCCTTTCATGTGCTAACATTCTGCTGTTCTGCCGCTCGCGCTCGTTCTCGTGCGCGTCCTGCACGAACTGCGCCTTTTCCATCTGAGCATCATGAACGGCCCACTTCGGAGCCAGTTCCGCGTCGACCTGCGCCTTGTACGCCGTCGATCGCTTGTGCGTCGCATCGGCCTGCGTCTTGTCGATGTCCGCCGCTGCCTTCGCCATCTGGTACTCAGGCGGCAGTTCGAACTTGCCGGGAGGCTGCCCCTGCGGCATGCCCTCGCTCTGCGCCTTCGCGGCGTTCAGCATGGTCTTGGATTTGGTCTCGTCGACCTTGGCAGCCTCGCCGGCCAGCGCAATCTGCTTGGCTTGCTCCTGCATCGGATCCGGCTGTTGCTTGGTGGCGTCGCGCCAGACTTTCTTGGCCGAGGCACTCAGGCTCGATGAGTCGACCAGGATGCTCACCGCGGCACTCGCCTCCGCAGGCTTCAGCATCGGCGCGATCGACGGCATGATCTGGCTCAGCGTCTCGTACACGTCCTGCTGCGCGTTGATGGTGTCCTGGCCCTCATCCATGATGATGTCGACATCCAGCTCACCGATCGCGTTGACCATGACAGGCATGCCCGTCATCGGGTCGAGTTCAGTCCCGTTGATCTGAATGAATTGCGCAACGCCTTCGTTGTCAGTCACCCGCACCCAGCGCTCGCCGGTCCAGTAGCGCTGCACCGCAGAGAATAGCGCCCGGTAAACTCTGATCTTCCAGCCCTTGTATCCGAGGATATACGGCCCAAGCTCGGCCATGCCGGCCTGTTGGAGCAATTGGATGGCTCGACCGGATTGGTTGCTGATGTCTCCGACCAAAGCTTGATTTGGTCCATAATTATCCAGCTCCTGGACCGCATTTTCCATCAACTTCATCTGGCCCGCGAAATCAAAAGTCTGATCGTCAGACTTGACGCCCTCGTCCGGCGTGCGCGCATTCGTCACCACAACGCCATCCGGCCGCGACCATTCCTGTCGGACTTTCTCGATGTCGCTGACGCTGCCCTGCGTCATGATCAAACGCCGGCTGTTCGCCGTGAACAGTGCACGCGACCTGCGCGCATTGTACTCATCCTGCGCAGACTTCATGTTGCGCACAAAACCGTAGCGATCGCCGTCATGGTCGACGTTGCACGAGAACATGATGTAACGGCAGATGGTCTTGCCCTTTTCATCGAACAGATAGCTCTTGCCACTGTCGAGGACCATCGAGCCGGTGAACATGGTCCAGCACCATTTGCCCTTGTGCAGGTACCAAACATCGACCAGGCGTATCAGCGTCTTGCCGCCCTCGAACGCAAACCACTTGTTTTCTCGATCGGGATTGGTCGACAGGTCAGTGCTATCTTCCGCCGACGCCGCCAACTCGTCGGCATGGTCAGGAAACATCTCCTGCGCCACCTCGACATCGAGCCACTTTGCTTCGCCCATGTAGCGCGCGTCGGAGTAGTCGCCGCGATAAGAGCGCGGATCGTAAAAGAAACTGTCAGCCTCGACCACATCGAACGAGACTTCATAATCCGGCTGCTTCGGCGGCAGGAATTGATCCATCGGCGAGGACTGCTTAGGCGCGCTTTCCTCGAGCTTGATCGAAATGCCGGCATAGCCTTCAACGGCAGCGTCGAGCGCAACCTCTGGCGCCTTCGCGTTCCAGTTCTCGCTGTCGAGCACGTAGCGTATCACTGCCGTTGCAAGCTCGGCGCCTTCCTCGTGCTTCGGCGTGCGAGGATAGGCTTTGGGATCCTGCTTTAGCCGATCGATCAGACCGACAACGCCGTTGAGCTTGCGCGCGATGCGGTTGAACGTGACGACAGGCTGCCTGCGCTTGTTTAGCTCCTTGACCTGCTCGGCAGTCCAATGCGAGCCGTGGTAATAGCGCCGGCTGTTTTTCTGCTCTTCGATCTCTTCGGACTTGTTGGCGCTGTATTGCGTGTAGGCTTTCTTGCACTTGTCATGCGACCAGTATTCCGTTTTCCCTTCAGACACGCCTCCGCTGCCAGCGCCCGATGATCGTGTTGATGAAGAATAATCTGCAAATGTGTTTGGCATTAGCCTATCAGTGAAAGATGCGAGACCTTCGCCTCGCCGTCATGTCGCCGGTAGCCGCTTCTATTCTCAGGCAACTCAGGCGCCGCTGGTTTGTCACCGGCCATCATGAGATCGAGGAGCTGTCCGATGAGTCCGAGCGCGTCGACGATGTCGTCGAATTTCCCGGCAGGGAAGCTAAGGAGTTCACTGCGAAATGCGGGATACCATTGTGCCATTGTTGGCACGTAAAGACCTTCGAGAGCCATTCGTCCCCGAATACTTTGCGCCCGTACTGCCTTATCGCCTCGCGTAGGGAATTGTTCTCGAACGACCCAGGCTCTTCGCTCACGTTGCCTCTTGTCTATCCACGGACCAACGCCCGATCGTATCTGTCCGGTTTCTTCGGCCCACGCGATCGGCTTGTGTTCGATGACGAGATCACAGAACGCCTCGACCCATTCGTCGGATGCCGCCTGCTTACGCCAGAGGTCGAGCAGATACATTCGCCCTTCGGGATCCATTCCGACAACAGCATGAACTGTCCAGTCGCCCCCGTCACTTGTCGTTGCGTAATCTGATCCGCCGTACACTCGCAACGTATCGCGGGCCGGCGCCTTGTCATACGGCTTGAACCAATCGGATTTGAAGTAACTGCCTTCATCCGGCGTTGGGTTCTGCATGTACAATGCAGACCAGAACCGCGCCTGACTGTTGCGCTTGATACGATCGAGCGCATCCAGCGGATACGCTTCCGGCCACAGCGCAGAACCATCTTCCTTGATCGCCGGCAGTTCGACCACTTCCCATCGATCGCCACCGGCGGCTTGTTGCGCTAACAACATTCCGCACAAATCATCTTCGTGCATGCGGTGATTGATGACGACGATCGATCCGCCAGGCATCAAGCGATTATACGCCGTGCCGGTGTACCAATCCCAGACGTTCTTTCGCGTGAGTTCTGACAGAGCGTCCTGCATCGATGCGTAAGGATCATCGATGAGAATGCAATCACCACCGCGGCCCAGAACAGAGCCGCCGATACCAAGAGCGTAATAGATGCCGCCAGCAGAAGTGTGCCATTTGCCGCGCGCTTGACTATCTTCGGCCAACTCTGTCGCGTCGAAGATGGCTCGATACTCGGGACTTGCGATGGTGTTACGAACGGCACGTCCGAAATCACTTGCGAGGCTTTCCGTTGCGGACACTGAGAGAAATTGTTTGTGGGGTTGTCGACCGAGAAACCATGCGGGAAAACGAATTGACGATAGCTCGGATTTGCCGTGCCGTGGCGGGACCAGAAGCATCAGGCGATCAATCTCGCCACGTTCGATGCGTTCTAGCTGGCCGGCAATAATGCGGTGATGTTGCGCTGTTCGGTAGCGCTCGAACGTAAACTCGGTGAAATCAATTAGGGAGTTCGCCGCGTCCGTTCGTCTTAGCAGTTCCTGTGCTGCTTGCAGCGGCGTGACGGATGATGTCGACCAATTCTGCGCGGCTCCAGTCTGGTGCATCGCGTTTCTCAATTGTTACGGTGCTTTCCTGCGCCGGCTTGCCGTCGAGCCGATCACCTATTTCCTTGATCGCGGTCATGTCGCCGGCGATTGCCGCGGCCACGCAAGTCTCGGCAATACTGACGAGATTTCTCTTTCCTTGAGGGCCTTCAGCGAAAGCCGCTATGCGTAGCGCTTCCTGCCAAGGTTTATCCTTGTTCTGTGCACCTTTTGGACGTCCCATGACGGCCATACTTTTTTAGTCCCTAAGTTATTATTCCATAATCTGGTTTCGGGCGACATTTCCGCCTGCCCCCGTGCGAGGGCGAACAAGCCTGGGGTTGAGGTTATGGTCAACGCCGCCCGAACGCAAAAACCCGCCTTTTGGGCGGGTTAATCGACTGCGCCTATTGGACGGTGATTTGCGAGAGACTGTCAAGGGAGTGGGAACCGAAAGATTTGAACGGCACCCACTTTTTGAACCACGGCCCGTTTTCGTCGACGGTCCTCCCGGCACCCCACCCAACCGTGCAACTCAGGGACGGGATGGAGGACACCTCACGGAATAGCCCTACACGCTCGGACGTATCGCCGCTGATCGATTTAATCGCCCTACAAGCCTCAAGTAGCGGCGCCCTGGAAACTCCCATCAGCGCATAACGGGGGCACGTCCAGCGCCACTTGCCCCTGCGACCCACTTCCTCGCCAAGCTCAACCCTGATCACTTGCGCTCCCAATGCTTGACCAGCGCCGTCAGCCCGGTTTGCAAGGCCGCCATGTCGTAGACGCCCAGCGGCGCCAGTCCCTGCTCGCAGACATCGACCACAGCCACCCTGGCAGGCTTGCCCATGAGTCCGAGCGCCGCGGCGGCGGCTTGGTAGGTCTCGGCGGCTTTGACGTGACGCAGCGCCTCCCTGCGGCCCCTGAGACTGTCTGGGTCGACCGTCTCGCCCTGCCCCAGTTCCATTCCGGCCGATCGGGGCTGTCTTGGCCCGCCTATGGCTGAGCCGTAGTCGCGCGCCAGTTCCGACCACCGCTTGCCGGCGGTGTACTGGGTTGCGGTGATCTTGCCAGACAGGACCAGCAGCCCGAGCTGGGTTCCCCACTGCGCATCCTTGAGGCCGAGCTTGGCAGCGTCGACGAGGCGCCGCAGTTCGGTTGGCGCCATCAGGTCCGGCGGCGGACCGCGGCGGGAGACCTTGCCTGACGGCT